CGTGGCGGGGCGCACGTCGACAAGCTCCACGAGCGCGACGCACTGCCCGCGCCCCCCGTCAACGGCGTCCCAGCGCTGGGCAGAGGTCGACTTGGAGCGCCCGCGGGAGGCGACGATGACGAGCGGGCCACGGTAGCGGGTCGACCAGGTGCGCAACTCCACGCCCTTCTGGCCGCGGGCGATGAGTTCCGCCCAGGGCTGCTGGACGCTCAGGCATCGGTACTCAATTGGCATGGCGTGTCACTCTCCCGTCGACGGTTCGACGCCAGAACCCTAAGAGGATGGCGCTGTCCAGCTTGGCGTCCTCTCGAAGGATGTACTTGTCGATGCGTACCTCCCAGCGCGCGTTCTCGGCGAGTAGCTGGCGCGCGACGCGCTCGGCGTCCTCGAACGATAGCTTCCTCTGCTCAAGCTGGAGGTAGCGGCCGCCGCTGCCGGTCAGGGATCCAAAGGCGCGGACGACGAAGAGGATAGTCACTTAGGCGACCCTCCGGATCGTGGTGGTGGCGAAGGCTCCCCCGCCGAGGTGCACGTCTTGGGCGACGTCGAGGGTCATCAGGGAGAGCAGCCACTCCTCAAGCTCAAGGTCATGCGCGTTCGCGCGCACGAAGTCGACGAGGTCGAGGGGCTCGCCGTCGATCTGGAACGTGCGCCCCCTGAACAGCGAGTGGACGCTCTGGAGCAGAGCGGAGAGGCGCGCGGCGTCGCTCAAGTGCTCCTTCGCGTCGCTCGCGTCGGACAGCTGGGTCAACGAATAGCCGTCCCACCAGTACCAGAGGCAGCAGTCGCTCCCGGAGGACTGCTCGATGTGGGCGGGGTGCTCCCAGGACATGCACCCGTGCTCGCGCTCGGTCCACTCGGGATCGACGATGTGCGTGCCGCTGTCGCGGAGCACCCAGAGGAAGGGCTTCTCGGGGTCGCGCTTGCGCAGGTGACGCCTGTCGTGGACGAGTAGGTCGCGCTTGAAGTGAGTGGGCCACCCCTTGGCTTGGGCAGCTGCGCGCAGGGCGCGGAAGTGGCGCATCGACTGGCCTCGTGGTCTTGGCGTCTTCATCTCAGTACGCCCCCTCTTCGATGTCTGCGCAGGTGTTGCACTGGTAGCCGGGGCGAACGAGGTTGGGCTCCTTCACCCCCCGCTTGATGCAGCCGGGGCACGGCACGCGGTTCTTCTGGCGCTTGGTGGGAGCGCTGGGGCGCGCGCGGTCGATCATCGCGGTGAGGCTGATCATCCCACTGCCGCTCGAGGAGCGCTCGACGTCCTCTTGAGTCGCGGGGCGCGCGGTGCCCACGATTGCTGCGCTTCGGTATGTGCTCGACAAGATAGTGCGCGCTTGGGCGTATGCGTCGTCGTGGGTCTCGTCCGACACGACGATCACTCGCGTCTCGGCACCAAGTACGTAGTCAACGGCGTATCTCATTGTGTTCTCCCTTGGCAGCGTGAAGCGCTGCGAGAGTGGGACGAGCGCTCAGGAGTGCCCTCGTCCCCTACTCGCGACGCTTCTACGCGGCGCCCTTGAGGCGGCGCATCTCTTCAGCGAGGTGCCACAGGGCTCGGTTCAACTTGGTGTCCTCACTGACGCTCGCGACGGCGCGCGTGGTGGTGCGCTTGCCGGTCGTCGTGCGCCCCCTCAAGCCCCCTCGGATGATGTTCTCTTGGACGGTGTTGAGGGTGCTCCACATGTCGGGTCTGTTGTCCTCGTAGCGACGCGCTTGGAGCAGCGCGGGGGGAGCAACGGGCGCCTTCTCGACGTCCCAGCGCAGCTGGCTCGCGGCCTCGGCGAAGGCGTGGCGCTCGCCGCTGGTCAGCTGGAGCTGGCGGAACGAGTCGATCGATCCGGCGAGCTTGGGCACTTCCTTGACGATCTCAAACGAGGCATCCACCACATCGTCGACGGTGCGGTTGCTGTGGCGCACACTGACGCGCGAGAGGACCCCGTCGGAGACGATCATCCCGTTGGAGCAAATCTTTCGGTAGATGCCCCCGAACAGCTGGAAGGCGCTGGTGCCGTCGTGAGAATTCATCAGCACAAGCTCGGGGTTGCTGTCCCCCACGTTGGCGAAGGCGAAGTCGGGGTGAGCGAAGCGAATCGCGTGGCGCTGGACCCCCACCCGCGTCAAGTCGCGCGCTCGCCCCTGGTCAGCGCAGACAGGCTGCCACCCGGCGGCGCGCAGTGCGGAGATAACTTGCGACGTCGGCAGGAACGAGTAGCGCTCGGAGAGCCCCACGCGGGGGGCTTCTGCGAAGGCTGCGGACGCGACGCGGCGGATCTCCTCGTCGGACATCGGGTGGCGGTACTTGACGTTCGACGCGCGGCGGAATTGCGACATGCTCAACATGGGTGCTCCCTTGGCTCCTCAGTCGGGGGAAATCCCCGGCTGGGCGGGCGCAGGGGCGAGAAAACTCGCCCCCGACCCGCCTACGGCGCGACGAACAGAGTGTGGGCGCCTCGACGGGCAGCCTCGTGTAGCGCGAGGCGTCGAGCCTCGGCGAAGGTCATGGAGACGATCCCGGTAGGCGCCCTCGCCCACCATGTCTCGGTGCCGTTGGTCGCGTCTCCAGCGAAGTAGAACGCCCACGCCCCGCGCCCGCGCGGCTTGTGCATGTGTGACATCTCGTATCGATGCGAGTCGATGGCGATCTTGCTCTTCATGGCGGCTAGTTCTCCTCAACGGCGTTGTGGCTCTTGATGGCGTTGGACAGACGAGCGCGCAGGCTGTTGGGGCGCGCATTGTTGATTTTGGCGAGGGCACTCTCGAACACATCGGAGGCGATTCGCTCGCGGCGCGGGTCATAGTCGGCGACGTACTGCGCGAGCGCTCGGGCTGCGGCTTCAAGTTCAGCGGGGGTCAGACTCACTTGCGTTCTCCCTGTAGCGCTAGTGACAACTAGCTTCTAACTGTCTACAGAGTACGCTTCTCCCAGGGCGGGGCAACCCTCGAAGCCGCTTTTCCAAGGCTAAAAAAGCCTGTGGGAATGAGAGGTTGACCGGCTGCGTCTGGGGGCGTCGGGAGACAGGCTATACGCTGGTCTACAGCGCTTTACTGGCAGCGATCGCAGATGACACGAGACGCGTCTTTGGGGTCGTTCTCAGAGCACCCCGAGCACACGTCGATTTCACAGACGGGCGCAGACGTAAAGCGCGCGTTGGCTCGCTCGCGGCTCGGCGCAGATGTCACATCGGTCGATGCACCGAAATTCGAGTCGATCCATCGCATCAGCGACGGTGTCCCCCGAGCCGAGCCCGCGGTACTCGTTGGCCAGGAGCTTGAGCAACCCATGCACAGCCTTGGCGGCGTCCTCGTCCCTCTCGAAGAGCGCGCAATCGTCGCACCGCTGCACCTCGTTGCCGTTCATGATGCAGATCCCGGCGAGGCAGCTGCCGCAGGTGCGCATGCCGAGATCGTCCTGTGGGGCACGACCTTGGGCCTTCGTCTTCGGGCCGTCGACCTTCGCGACGCGAACGAACTGATCGTCCCGATCGGCGAAGTAGACCTCGATGCGCTCGCCCACCTTGTTCTGGAGATGGTGGCGCTCGACGTCGGCGGGGTCGATCGGGTCAGGCGAGTGACCGTCGTCGTACCAAGCCAGCATGTGAGGGGCTCCCGGTTCAACCCAGGCCGTCATCGTCTGGCGCTTGGGCGCGGTCGATTTGGCGACTGACTTCGAAGTGTTCTTTCGAGGCATGGCATTCTCCCTTTCGGTTGTCAGGCTGCGATGTTGGGGTTGACGCGCGTCATTGGGGTGAGGTGGCTGGCGTTGCCATCGACGTCGCTCCACTTGCGCGTCGGCGGCTGGCAGTCGGAGAAGTCGAGGCCGAATGTCTCAGCCTCGGCGAAGGTAAGCGCGGGGCGCAGGCACAGGGCGCACAGTCGGCATAGGCACGCCTCCATCCGGCGCTTTCGCTCGCGGGCAGCGCTCGCCCCCTTGAGTTCCGGGCCCACGTAGGGCGGCTCGAAGTGAGCCTTGGTGTTGCTGGGCAGACGCGGGTCAGGGGTGGGCCACTGGGAGCCCTTTGAGCGCTTGGGGGGCTTAGGCGCGGGGGGCGCGGCGACAGGCTTGGGCGGCTCGTGGCAGAAGCCCCGTTCAAGCTCGCCCAGACGCTTCTGCGCCTCATGTAGCTGGCGGCGCAGAGACTCCACATCCTCGCCGGGACCGTGCACCCAGTGCCCCAAAGAGCCCTCGGGCACCCTCCCCTTGCCCCTGCACGTCGGGCAGCTACTGAGCGCGGGCGCGGTGCGCTTGCCCGTCTCAAAGAGCCTCCAGACGCGCGCCCCATCGTCGGTGTGTCGGATGACGATGCGAACGCAGAGACCGGATTTGCGCTCCAGCTCCGCGCGCTCATCCGCAGCCTCGCGGGTGAGCGCTTGAGCAATGAAACGGCAGTCTTTCAGCTGAACTTGAGGCGGCATGTGTTCTCCCATTCAGCGCGCAAACGAGGCGACGCGCCGCACACACGCATATAGTCAATTGGCATCCGACCGTCAATATGCGCGCCGCACAAGGTGTGTGCCCGCGTCGCTATTGACAGAAGGATGCTAAGGCGCGCATATTGAGCGCGCAGTCAAACGGGAGAACACAAGATGACAAAGCCGAACGTGGGGCAGCGCCTGCGCTTGCGACACAACGTCGAGCGATTCCCGCACTTCCGTGCCCCAGCGGGTGCGCTGGGAACGGTCGTGAGCGTCGAGACGGGTGAGCGCGGGCAGATCTACAGCGTGGACGTGAAGCTGGACGAGACGCTCAAGGGCGCGGAGCCCTGGGACAATTGCATCGTCTGGGACGTCGCGGCGGGGGATGACTTCGCGGGGGACTGCGAGGAGGTGCGCTGATGGCCGAGTCAAAATGGGAGCCCGGCTCAGAGCACCTCGAGTGGCTCGACGCGAACGGGCACGGTCTCGCGCCACTCACCGGGACGGACACGCGCGCGCTCAAGGCAATCGCTCAGTGCTGGGAAGTCTACGCATACACCCGGCAGGACAGCGTGCTGGTTGCAGTCTGTGCGCTGCTCCAGTCGCTGCAGCCGAAGTGCTGGCCGCTCGCGAAGGAGTTGATCGCGCGCTCGATGGACTGGAGCGATCGCGACCCCGTTTGGAAGAAGACGCAAGACATTCGAGAGGCAGGTGCTGCAGCAACTCGACTCTGGCTCAAGGCGGGCGCACCGCTGGATGGGAGGTAACCGCAATGGCACTCGTACTCATCAGGCTCGAGATTGAGGGGAGGCAGGAGGACGCGGAGGAGGTGGTCGATCGCCTGCTCGACGCGGGCGCTCTTCAGGATGCGATCAACGACCACGACGTCGAGGGCTGCGGCCCACTGCACGTGACCTCCGCTGTGGTCGAGACGCCCGACGGCATTCGGCATCCGACACCGGTGCGAGAGGGCGCGCTCTGTTACGACGAGGACGACAAGCTCTGGCACGTGGTGGAGATTCGCGGAGAGCGCGTGCTCGGGCATGACCGCGCACTCTGTCAGGGCGCCTGCCTAGAGTCCCCAGCCCACGGCATCGAGACCCTCGACATCGGCTCGATCCGCGACTGCGTAGGCGCGTAAAGGTTAGTCGGCTCTTTAAGAAACGAAAGGGAGAACATCCTTTGAAGAAATACTGGCTGGCGTTGGGGCTCGCGGCTCTGGGCGCTTATCTGCTGTGGGCGTGGTGGAGCGACTCGACGCACGCGCCGCTCACCCTCTACGTGGCCCCCAATAGCGTCTCGGCGTCGGATTCATGGTTGTGGATCTTCGACAACGACTGTCGGGACGAGCGGCACCCGTGCCTGACGGTGCAGGCGGCCGTCCAGCAGATCCCCGAGCGCGTGCGCCACCAGGTGGTGATCCGCAGTCCGCCGGAGGTCGGCCACGCAGAGGAGCCGCCCATCCAGCCTCGGAGCGCCGGAGACGGGGGACCGCCCTGCAAGGCGGTCGAGACCCACTACGGCGACGGAACGGTGGGCCTGGAATGTCAGCAATGAGTCCAGACGCACGCGACTATCTCCGGGCGGCTCGAGTGCCGGCGGCTCTACAGCCCCAGGAGTGGGGGCTCTGGCGCATCGACCGCCTGAAGGCCCCCGCGGATGAGCTGTGCCCGATGCTCGGCATTCACCCGATAGGTTTCCCCGACTACACGATTCTTTACCGGACCACCGTCGCGACCCTCCATCACGAGCTAGGGGAGGTCGTGATGGAGGACAGCCAGTACGAATTGCGTCAGCACCTCCCCATCTGGATGGCGGCGCAGGGCCACGTGCTCGTCACCGGGCTGGGCTTGGGCTGCGTCGTCCGAGGGCTGATGGCGAACCCAAACGTGGAGCGGATCGACGTGGTGGAGCTCGACGGCGAGTTGGCGCGTCGAGTCTGGCCGTCGGTCGAGTCCGCGCCCCGGGCCTGGGGCTGGGCCGGTCCCGAGGTCCACTTGCACGTCGGCGACGCCTTCGACTTCATCCGCGCGAGCAAGCAGCGCTGGGACTTCGCCTGGCACGACCTCTGGATCGAGGAGCACGGGCTCGCGGTCAAGCACATGGAGCTGGTGACGAGTCTCCAGGAGCGCGTGCAGCGGCAGGGGTGCTGGGGCTTCGATCGCCGGACTCGACTACTGTTCCGCCACAAGGGGTTGCAGCTACTCGGAACCCCTCGAGCAAAGCGAGGACGACGTGAAAGAAGATCGCTGGCTCAGAGATCCGTGGGGGTTGATCCTCATTCTCCTGGCCGCCCTCCTGGTCGGCTATCAGATCCGCCACGAGTGGATGCGCGAGGCGACCCGCGCGGCGCCGGCGCAGCGGTGACGGATGCCAAGTCGCGATGACGACATCCTCGAGGCCTACATCCGGGAGCGGGAGCGCCTGCGGCTCGAGCACGAGCGCAAGCTGGCGCGCATCGACCGCCTGGGGCGCCTGATGATCTACGTCGCGCTCGCCACCTTCCCCGTGTCGCTTGCGCTGTCGCTGTTGATCCGCGCAATAAGGGGGCATTGAGATGGGCAAGCGCCGCGAGGTACTGGGTGGAGCTCGTGCTCGGCTGGGTGATCACCGCCGCGATCCTCGCGGGGGCGATCTCCTTCTGGTGGTACGTCCTGAAGAGAGCCGGATGATCCCCAAGTTTTCGAAGCTGCCAGAGTTGGGGCCCCTGTGCTGCACGTTCAAGCCCAGGTCCAGGCACAAGAACGCCCTGTGCTACCACTGCAACCTGCTGCGCACCGACGCCATCCACTCCGACCGGATGAGGCGCGCGGTGCAGCAGTTCTACCAGCTGAAAAAAGAGATGCTGGTCGCCTTCAACGACACGCTCCGCAGACGTCTGCGCGCCCGGGAGCGGGCGCTCAAGGCCTTCTCCCGGGACAGGCGGCTGTCGGATGCCATGCGACAGCGCTGCGCCGAGCGCAGCCTGGAGCTCGCATGCCTCTTGGATATCCTCCCCATCGAGCGCGCGTGAGTCGTGGGGAGATCGAGGCGGAGCGGGATGTCCTGGAGATGGCGCTCTGTCTCATCGAGGACGGGCGCTGCCGGTCGCCGCAGCGGCTTGCGACACTCGTTCTGGCGTCGATTCGGCGGCAGCGTGCTAAGGGCTTGACTCTCACCTCCTCGGCCCTGGAGCATGAGAGGTTGGAGGTCGCAGGTGGGAGAACAAGACAAGCCGGTAGAGCCGGGCGCCGCTACGCCTGAAAAGCCGCCCAAGAAGCGCTCGCCGGGGCGCCCGACGCTGCTCGATGACGTCACGAAGGAGCGAATCCTGAGCATCCTGCGCCTGTGCGGGACGCTCGAGGACGCGGCGAGCGCCGCTGGCGTGGGACTGTCCACCCTGCACTCTTGGAAAAACAAGGGGTTGAATCAGAGTCGAGGTAAGTACCGGGATTTCTTGGAGGAGGTCAGGAGGACCGAGGACGACCGCCGGCTGAAGCGCGAGCAGGCGGTCCTGATGGCCGGGCGCGATCACTGGGTCGGGCAGGTCGAGGACCCCAAGACGGGCAAGAAGTCTGGGGGCGAATTGGTGCGCGGGGACTGGCGCGCCACGGCGTGGATGATGGAGCGGACGGATCCACGCCGCTACGCGCCCCGGGTGTACCAGCACGTGGAGAAGGAGCTGGACGATGCCATTGAGCGCCTCAAGGAAGCTTTCGCCGATGACCCGGTCGGTCTCGAGCGGGCGCTCACTGCCCTCGCTGGCGGTCAAGGCCCAGCTCGAGCTGGCGAAGATGAAGGCGGCGACGGCCGAGAAGACGATGCGGGTGGTCAAGCCGTACACGCCGCACCCGCCGAGCCCCAAGCAGCGCCTGGCACTGGAGCTTAGCCACGTCGAGGAGATGCTGTGCGGGGGCGCCGCGGGCGGAGGCAAGTCCGACGGGCTCCTGGAGATGGCCCTGCAATTCGTTGACGTCGGCGGCTACCAGGCGGGGATCTTCCGGAAGACCGAGGTGGACTTAAAGAAGCCCGACTCCATCCTGGACCGCGCGCACAGCTGGTTTGCGGGCACACCGGCGCACTGGGACGGCGGGGCGAGCGCCTTCCGCTTCCCATCCGGCGCCACCATCCACTTCGGCTACGGGCAGAGCAAGGCGGAGCTCGAGCAGCGCTACCAGGGCCCGGCCTTCCAATTCATCGGCATCGAGGAGGCGGGGCAGTGGACGGAGGAGGCCTACCGCTTCATGTTCAGCCGCCTACGCAGGCTCACCGGCACTCCGGTGCCGCTGCGCATGCGGGCCACCTGCAACCCGGGAGGTGTGGGCGCGGAATGGATCCGCCGGCGCTTCATCGACTTTGCCAAGATGCTCGGGAACGAGAGCTACACAGTGAAGGAGTTGATCGCCGCGAAGAAGAGGGGCGAGGCGCTACCGGAGCGACCCATCTTCGTCTCGCCCGCGTCGAGCGACATCGTGCAACTGTGCAAGGAGTTGGGGCGAGAGCCGCAAGGGGCCTACTTCATCCCCTGGTTCGCCCAGGACAACCCCGGGCTGGACCAGGTGGAGTACCGACTGCAGCTGGCCAAGCTGGACTCGACCACCCGCGCGCAGCTGGAGCACGGCGACTGGTGGGCCACGCGCGGCAAGCTCTTCAGGGTCGAGTTTTTCCGGTATCTCGACTTCGCACCGCCCAAGCTCTTCCCCTACCTGAGGGCGTGGGACTTGGCAGCTACCGAGCCCAGGAAGGGCAAGGACCCGGACTGGTCCGCCGGGGTGAAGATGGGGCTCGAGCACCTGCAGAACGGCAAGGAGCGGGAAGCGCCCAAGGACGAGTTTGCACCCATGCGGATCGTCGTCGCGCACTCGACGCGGACGCGCCAGGAGCCCGGCGGCACCGAGGCCTTCGTCCGCGGCGTAGCGGAGGCGGACGGCAAGCGCGTGCCGGTCTACATCGAGGAAGAGCCGGGCTCCGCGGGCAAGAACAACACCCACAACTACGCCAGCAAGGTGCTCCCGGGCTGGCGCGTGGAGGGCGTGCGGAAGACTGGCTCAAAGCTCGAGTACTGGAAGCCACTGTCCGCCGACGCGGAGAACGGGCTGCTCTACCTGGTGCGCGGGGACTGGAACGCGGAATTCGTGGAGGAGTTTTGCTCGCTCACCGAGGACGACAGCCACGCGCACGACGACATGGCGGACGCGACCGCCACCGGGCGCTCCCTGCTCTTCGAGAGCCAGGGCCTGCGCCGGCTGCGCCTGTGGGCGAGTTGATTTGTCGGCCCCGCGAGGTAAGAGACTCGGGCTTGTAGCGAAGGGAGAACGCATGTCACTGGCGGGCAAGGACGAGTTGAGCCTGGGCGGGCGAATCCAGCTCCACCAGCACCTCGCGCTCCGGCAGCTGGTGGACGCGACAGACGAGGAGATCTCCGCTGCCTATGATCACTTCCTGGGCGCCGCGTCACCGGGCACGTTCTACGTCGTCACCGAGGCGCTCGCGGCGCGCATCCTCGCCAACCGATTGCAGGCGATTCTGGACGGGCGCGAACTGTGGCGCGACGGAGCGGACACGCTCGCAGGCCTTCGGCCCGGCACGGACGCGATGCGGGCGCGGGACAAGGTCGAGAGTCTGACGGACAGGGTCAGGGTGTCGGAACTGGAGCGGCAGCTGACCGCGATGCGCGTGGAGCTCGAGCAGGCGAAGAAGCAGCGCGACGAGGCGGAGCAGATGGCGGAGGAGTGTCAGAGGAGCCTCGCGACTGAGCAGGAGCGCAGGGCAGTCGTCTCCGGAGATCTTGCCGCAGAGCGCACCGAGGTGACCCGCCTTTGCACCCAGCTGGGCGAAGAGCAGGCGAAGTCAAAGATGCGCGAGACCGCGGCCGTCGAGAAGTGGCGCGCTGTCCACGACGCTGTGCGGGAGATTGTCTATCGCCTCAATGGCGCCCCGAAGGAGTCCTACGGCTTCTTCATGGGCCGGAGCATCACCGTGTCGGAGGAGGAGCGCACGCGCTTGAACGCGTTGATCGACCCCAACCAACCACCGCTCGCGCGTGCGCCGCCCCAACCGGCGCCAGCAGTCGACGGGCCGCTGCCGTGAGGAGGGGCGCGAGGAGGTTGAGCCAGTCAGAGCAGAAGGCGATCATCCTGTGGAACGCCTACCTCACCGCAGCGTCAGAGCTGAAGGCGGCCGGATACGCTCCGGCAAACTCCATCATGCGCGACCACCTCGAGGACAAGTTGCTGGCGATATTGCCGGAGACCACCCGAAAGAAGATCGAGGCCGAGCATGCCTGACGCTGACGCGGTGAGCGTTGAACTGGAGCCGGCGCCGAGCTACTGGCTCTTTCGCGTGAAGATCCCCTACACCGAGCACGGAAGCGGCAAGGCTGGGATGCGGACTCACGTCATGCTTCGAGCGGGTCTGGAGCAGATGCACCGCGCCATCGGCGAAGCCCTCGAGCGCGGCAAGGCGGACCCGGCGGCCGCTTATGCCCAAAAACATGGGTAGCAATGGAGGTGGGAAGATGACTGCAGTGCTGGTGGCGCTGGTTTTGAGTTGCGGGACGGAGCGCTGGCCCGTGAAGGTGATGCAGGACGAGGACGGGCAGAAAGTCTTCCAGGTGTGGAGCGAGAAGCGCGTGCGGCAGACCAGCATCTCGCAGCTCATCGCGATGAAGGCGCCCATCTACGACGAGGCGAACCCTCGCGCGGATCCAGTGGAGCTCACGGTGTGGGGAGTGGACGCGCTCGTCCTGGCAGCGAAGCAGGAGAACGACGAGGACTACCACGTGGTGATCGCCGACCCGGCCAACCCCACCCGCACGATGATCGCCGAGATACCGAGCCCCGACTGCCTGTCGAGCACCTACGGGCCCGCGCGGGACGCCATCCTCCAAGCCCGACAGGCCTTCCAGAAGCTCTTCGGGCGCATGCAGCCGCGCCTGCGCAAGCTCAAGACCCCATTGCGGGTGATGATCGAGGGCCCCGGCTTCTTCGACAAAAAGCACGGGCAGGACGGGCTCGCGCCCAACGGCGTGGAGATCCATCCGGTGCTGGCCATCCGGGCCGACCCGCTCGAGGGGGCGGTCAAAAAGAACGGCGCCAGAGAGCCGCCCGGGCGCCGGCTGCCGTAGCGAGCCGTAATTGCCTAACTTCGTCGATCCAACGTACCTTGGAGCTCAACAGGGAGGGCTTGAAACCATGCCTCACGTCACGGTCCACGAGTGCGAGGGTTGTAAGAGCAGGCTGGTGCTCGCCTACGAGCAGGAGTCGCCGGAGCACGCGAAGAAACAGCTCAAGGCTCGGCAGGAGTTCCACCACAAGCAGAGCCCGGAGTGTCGCCAGCACAAGTACGTCGAGGTGAAGGCTGGCGCGCAGACGTCTGCGCCAGCACTCGAGACCCTCTCCTACGCCGAGGCCGCGCCGGCGGAAGAGAAGATGTCCAAGAAGTCCCGCGCGTAAGGAAGGCCACTTGCCCCGCCCCAAGCGCATCCAGCCGCAAGCCCGGCGCCGTCATCCCTCGTATCAGCGAAAGGACGCCGGCTCGACCGAGGTGCGCCGCGAGATGCGCAAGCTCGCGCGAGAGGTCCAGGACGCGGCCAACGAGAATTACGACGGCTGGCACAACGCCATCACCCGGCTTGGTGAGCGGATGCACGACAAGCGCCTCGCGGGGAGGCACCTGGCGGATCGCATCGTCGACTTAGAGGCGGAGGACATCTGGCGCGGTGATCCGATGGCGGCGCGGGTGGTGGAGGACGTGCCGAATCAGATCCTTCGGGCGGGCGTCGAGGTGCAGGTCCAGCAGAGCGAAGGGACGAAGGAGCAGGACCGCAGAGACCGCCAGCGCAAGGACAGGCTCCGGTGGATGCGCTCAACCGAAGGAAAGCGCTGGTGGAGCAAGCGCGTGGACGCGCTGGTGGGCGATCCGCTCCTTCGCCAGAAGCTCAAGGAGAAGATCCGTGAGGACTTGGCGGCGGAGGTCTTCCCGGAGACCTCCGGCGCGGAACTGGCGCAGGAGAGCAAGGAGATCCAGGAGGCAAACCAGGAATTCTGGGACGACATGAGCGTCCTCGAGACCTTCTGCGACGCGCTCAAGGCGGAGTCAGGCTACGGGGGCGCGGCGCTCTTCCCGATCATCCGCGACGGCGAGAAGGATCTGTCCAAGCCCTTGGATCATGACCGCATCGAGTCGATCGATGGGCTGGACTTGTTGACCCCCATCGAGCTCATCCCCTTCCAGTGGTACGCGGACCCGACGGACCTCTATTACGGGCGTCCCCAGCTGTACTGGATGCAGCGGATCTCCATCGGCAACATCGGCGCGACCGCGCGAGTGCCTATCCACGAGAGCCGACTTATAACCTTCCCGGGCGTGGTGGTGAGCCGCCGGCAGCTGCGCGAGCACTGGGGCTGGGGCGACTCGGTGCTGGTGCGGATGAAGGAGACCCTGCGCGACTTCGCCGCCTCCCACCAGGGCGCGGCGATTCTCATGCAGGAGTTCGCCCAGGCGTACATGAAGATCAAGGGCCTGGCCGACTCCTTCGGCTCTTCCGAGTCCGACTTGCTCGCCAAGAGGGCCACCGCCTTCCAGGAGGGCATCTCGATTGCCCGCATCGGGATCATCGATGCGGAGGAGGAGTACGGGCGGATCACCACCCCCGTGTCGGGCTTACCCGACTTGCTGGACAGGATGGCCCACTGGCTCGCGGCCTCGGCCGACGTCCCCGTCACCCGGCTCATGGGCCAGGCGCCGGCAGGATTGAACGCCACGGGCAAGGCGGACGAGCGCTCCTGGTACGACTCCATCGATCGCTTCCGCAGGCAGAAGCTCGAGCGTCGGATGCGCAAGTTCCAGATGATGCTCTGGCACTCCAAGGAGGGCCCGACAGGCGGCAGCGTCCCGGACAAGTGGAGCTTCAAATTCGGGCACCTGTGGCAGCCGACCGACAAGGAGCAGGCCGAGGCGCGCTACCTGGTGGCTCAGGCAGATAACATCTACATCTCGGCCGGCGTGCTCATCCCAGAGGAGGTGGCCAAGTCCCACTTCGGCGGGGACGAGTACAGCGCGGAGATCCAACTCGACGCGGACATCCGAGACACGCACGACGAGAAAGTCCAGGAGGAGGCCGAGCAGGAGGCCGAGATGCAGCAGGCGAAGATCAAGTCCATGCTCCAGCCCAAAGTCGTCCAGGCGCCTCCCGGTAATAATCCAACGGCCGGTAATAATGGCGCGCCAAAGCCCAAGTCCGACGCGAGCGCGGATGACGATGAGGGCGACGAGGGCGATGAGGATGACGACGATGACATCGCGGCGGAGGGCACCGCGGCTGGGCCCAAGCAGGCGCGACCGTCTCCATCCGGAGTCCCAGGCGAGGGCGGCTCGCGCGGCAAGAGAGGCCGGAAGCGGGGGCAGAAGAGCGGCGCCGAAGAGGTCGCCGAGGCGAACAAGAGGAAGACCGCCGGGGAGAACGAGATGCCCTCGGGCATCCCGACGACTGGCACCTACCGCAAGGGCGCCGGAGGGACCAAACCTCCACCGCAGCCGCCCACCGAGGCGCGCTACCCGACCCCCAAGGACACCGCCTACAAGATTCCGGGTCCTGAGGTGCCCGTGGGTAAGCTCCAGGGGCCTCAGTCGATTTGATTTTTCACGTGGAACGGGAGAACGCATGTCTGGTGACAATTTCGAGTCTATAGAGCTTCTGCTGTTGTCCCCGAAGGGGGCGTGAGGTGGTCCTCGGTGTCCGATTCGAACCAGAGACGGAGTGTCCTCACGAGCCCAAGCACGACAACTCGTGCGACTGCAAAGAGGTCCCCTGCGAGCGGCCCGGCTGCAACCGGGGAGTCTGCTTCTGCTCGGTCTTCCAGGCCAAGCTCGACCCCGAGACCAAACGAAACCTCCTCGGGCTCATCGGGATGCTCCCCGTCTGAGGACTTCGACCAGTGCGATTCCTGCCGCCTCTTCAGGCCGACGAAGAACTGGCGAGGTGAGCGCCGGTGCGTCGAGTGCTGGGGCGAAGACTCGAAGCGTTGAGGAGGTGCGGATGACGATCGAGAGGGCGGTACAGTCCTACACGCAGCCGACCCAGCGGATCTGGGTGGGCTTCTCCCGCGACAACAGCTTTTTGTCCTGGCTCATCCGCAAGGTGACCAAGGGGCCGGCCTCCCACTGCTTCCTCATCCTGAGCGCGGACTTAACCCCTTTGCGGTGCGAGATGATTCTGGAGGCCTCCGCCTTCGGCGTCCGACTCATCCCGCTCGAGCGCTTCAAGCGCCGCAACACCGTGGTGGGCACCTGGACCAGCGCCGACAGCAAGTACGACTTGCTCGCCGCGCTCGCGACGATGTCCGCAGACTTAGGGGACGTCTACGATTACGGCGGGCTGTTCGGGATGGCGTGGGTAGTCATCGGGCGGTGGCTTCGGAAGAAGTGGCAGAACCCGCTACACGCCGCGCACACGCTCTTCTGCAGCGAGCTGGTGGACACCTTCCTGCGGGCGGCTCTCGTCCAGGGGGCTGACGGCTTACCCGCCTCCAGCTGGGAGCCCAACGACTTATGGCGGCTCCTCCAACCGACTCGGCTCCTCTAGGCCATGCACCCGCACGTCGTCAGGGCGATCAAAGCGCGCCGGGCTTTCGAGCAGACCATCCGTCTGCGCCGCCCCGCGCGGCGCCTGCGCCGGCCCCTGCCCCGCGCTCAACAGCCAGACCACCTGCGCCTGGCCTACTTTGCTGCGCTTCGCAGGCTTGTGCTCATCCCGGCCAAGCGGCTCATCCAGGAGCGGATAGTCTCGGAGCTGCCCTCGATCGTCTCCTCCGCCGGAATCGTCAAGCGCCGCTCTGACAAGGATCTCGAGGACGTCGACGGCATCATGGAGGGCGTCAGTGAGGACTTCTTCGACGGCGTGCACGTCGGGCGCATGGCGGACATCGCCGCGCAGTACGCCGCCGCCACAAGCGACTTCCAGAAAGAGCAGCTGGGCCGACAGCTGGAGGCCGCGGTGGGGGTGCAGGTGCCCCTCTCTGACGGGAAGCTCAAACCGCTCGCCGACGCCTTCACCCAGACCAACGTTGCCCTAATCAAGTCCATCCCCCAGCGCTACTTCCAGCAGATCCAATCCACTCTGATGGTGGGGGTGAGCGCGGGGAAGCGCTGGGAGGAGATCGCCGACGACTTGGAGGAGCGCTACGAGGTCAGCGAGTCGACCGCCCGGCTCATCGCCAGGGATCAGGTGGGCAAATTCTTCGGCTCGCTCAACCGGGCGCGGCAAGAAGACTTAGGCATCAACCGCTTCATCTGGCGCACCGTGAAGGACAACCGGGTGCGCGAGGCCCACCGGAAGCTCGAGGGCCAGAGCTTCTCCTGGGATGAGCTGCCCGAGAACGACGACGGCGAGGAGATCGAGCCCGGGTTAGAGGTGAACTGCCGTTGCTGGGCGGACCCCGACGTCTTGAGCGTCGTGGAGTCGCTCGAGGAGGACCAGGACGAGGCGGCGTAGACGCAGGGGCTTGGCGCGGCGTATGGTCGTGGCTTCGGAAAGGGAGACATCCAAATGGGTTTCGCGGTCCACGTTGCGAGCGGCAAGGCGGAGAAGGGCAAGACGGCTCCCGAGAAGGTGCTCCACGGAGGCGCCGGGGAGTTGGAGGACGCCAAGAAGCTCGCCCAGGACGCGGTCGCCAAGAAGGTGCGCGGGCCCAACACCGTGGCCTACATCTCGGACGATCAAACCGAAGACGTCGTCGCGACGGTCGGCTAGATGGCCGGGCTGCCGAAGAGGGAGCTGGCCCGCTTGACCGTCGTTCTCTGGGCGGACGGCGAGGTGACCGTCAACGGCCCACTGAGCGAGAAGATGCAGTGCTACGGGATGCTCGACTGCGCGAAGGACGCGATCCGCGGCTACCAGGCGCCGGCACAGCCACTCGCTGTTCAAGGCGAGCGAATCGCCCACCCCAACGGGAGCGGCAACGGCGGATGAGCGATGAGCTCCGATACACCAGCGCCAGTACGAGCGCCGGCACGTTGAACCTGCTCCCCGACAGTCGGTGCAGCCGGGTCTTCACCTCCAAGGGCGTGGTGTTTCGGTACGGCGTCCCGTGGATCCCCATCTTCTGCGCCAACTGCGGCTGCGACGGCGGGCTGGTGCCGGAGGAGAACACCACCTTCGCCTTCTACCTGTGCCAGGGCTGCGAGGATAAATTCGGGCAGATCGCCGGCACGTACATGATGCCGGACGAAGTCTTCTGGGCGAAGGTCAAGGAGAGCCAGGAGAAGTACGGTCGCTGGCTTAAGCCCAATGAGCTCGCGGTCGTGCTTGAGAGCGACCGTGATTTGCAGCTGCTGAAGAAGGAAGCGGACGAGGCTCTGCGCCTCGGGACCTTTTGAGAGAGGAAAACGACAATGCCATTCGTCTATGAGTGCTCGCTCGCCACCGCCGGAGTCGTCACGACGAACGGCACCGGGAACACCGAGAACAACACGGCCTCCTTCAAGGCGTCCGCGACCCTCGGCGCCGGCATCCAGTCGTTCTACTCGGCGGGCCGGGCCAACGCCGCGACCACCATCAGCGGCATCGCCCACCGGATGATCAAGTGGACGACCGCTTCGACCGCGGGCACGGGCTTGAACGTGCTCGCCAAGCACACCTCCA